CACTAAATGAACTCACTAGGCAGGGTTTTGACGTCGCCAAACGCCACCCATATTATACGCCTTCTCTGCTGGTCTGCGCTTCCGCCGCAGCTCTCCCAGGCTCCTACTTTCCTTACCCTTCCAATTCCCCTTTACCCACTTAAATTTAATTAACCAGTTCGTAAATTTCTTACCCCCCCTGCTCTACATACGTGGCAGGTCAGGCCTAGCTGATGTGGTTATTCTCAAAATGGTACTCTCGGTACTTGTATTCCCAGGTGCGGTTTCCACTGGAGATTGATGGCCCACCGAGCAGATGGTCAGCTAGTTAGCAAAGTGCAATGCTAAAAGCTAACTGACGTACTCTAAGGACCAACCTTAACCCAACAGAACGTCCCAATTTATCCAAGTGGACTGCACTGCTAGCATCTAACGGAACAACCCGAGTTGATCGCAACTTACACGCATGTTATAGCACATGACGCTCGCTCGTCGCAGCGAATCACATAGTCAACCTCTGCATTGCACGGGGATAACTAAAGTTCGTACCGACTGCATCTTTCAGACGTGAAAGCGTTCGCGCACCTCTACCCACTGCGCCACCAAGGTTCAAGACCCCATTTGCGATGGAGCCCATGGTACCTAATGCACCAGCCATACTGTTGAGTGAAGTACCAACAGAACTCCATTCCAATGATGGTTTGCCTGGTGCTGGCAACGCTGGTCTGATCTTGGCCCAGAGACTCTCGAACGAAGGCCAATAACTGGCAAGAGTTTCTGAGGCTCCACTATTGTTGATGTCCATAGGAGCAGTTCCATGCTTAGTAAGTGCAAGAACTTCAATGTTGACCACAATTTCGTACAAAATGGCCGCATTGGCCGGCAAACCTAGGAACGCGACAAAGGGAATAGAACACGGATAAGGTGTATTCCCAGTGTAACCAACAGCATCGGTGACAGGGGATTGAAACGCGAATGAGTTGGTATCCATTGGCCTACCGGTTGCTCGGGCACCAGTGGAGGCTAATCCCTGAATAGCAACGGGAGAAGCAGCAAGATCATCTGGTGTCAACGCCTGGGAAATAGTGTACCCAATTCCCTCAAGTGCACCAGAATATGATGCGCCTGGGGCAGACGTTGCAGCAATGGAGGGGATTGCTTTGACGCCGATAGAAATGATCCTACCAGCGGCAAAGTTGGCTGCAATAGCAGCAGCATCAGTGGCTGCATATGTAACACCAGTACTTGCAAAACTTGTCGCATGAGTTTGATTTGCAACAGTACCGATGTACACATTGTTTGGCAAGGCCATGATGGCAAAAGAACCATCTGTGGCCGCAGCTGTTACACCACGCACATAAAGTGTTGTGATAGTTGATGGCACCATACACCCCCATCCAAGTGGGCAACCTTGGTTATTAAAAGGATCAACCAAGGAAGCGAAATAGGACTCAGCCATAATAATGGCTGGTCCAGCGGACTGTTGTCGTCCGCGCGAACGACCCTTTTGACCAGAGGGCGACTGTTGGCCTTTATGCTTGGCGGCATTTCGGCGAGCGGATTGAACTTGTTTGTTGGAATTCATTCCCTGAAGGAGTAAGACTCAGGTGATGACGCATGATTCATAGACCAGCTGGTGACGTCAATATCACTTTGAAGCATCTCACTCCCAGTTAATGAAAACTTCCAAACCTTCAAGAAATTTTCCATTTCCAGTTGTTCCTCAATCCCAATTCCAAACGCTTGTGCAAAGCTGAGACGCGCCACATCTTGAATAGCATGTGGCTCAATCTTAACTAGTTGTTTCAGGTTCAGGGCTTTAAGTTCACGATGTACCCTATAATAACTGCTGTCGATGTCATCCAATTGTATCGACTCATCAGTGGCAGCATTACGCATCAAAGCCAAAGCATATTCTTGTAAAACAGGGACGCCTAGATTCAAAATCAATTCGGTCATCCCTATAGTATTAACAAGCTTCCGCCTGGCCCCCTCGGACGTGAAGTATTTCGACCCACCCAATGCTCCAGAAAGAACCTTCGCAGGATCGCGAACGAACTTGTACTTTCCAGAAGCATACTCGATGGGATGCGATTGGCACCACTCCACGCCCTCAATCGTATCAGAAACATTTTCCACCTTAACCTCCATTCCAAATGTGAGGAAAGTTTCATGAATATGCTTCTGCACCCAAGCGAGTAAAGATTGCTCAATAATCAACAAGCAATCGTCACCATCATCAAGAACATCATAATGGTGACCCCGCATAAAGGTAGAGACCATGAGCACCATAAGCAAACAATTGCCCAACGCGGTGTTCATGTCCCCCGACATGCGCTTGCCCCTTGCTACATACTTGATGCGTTTGCTCGTTGTACCCTTGTTTACCAACTGCCAAGTCAACAATTTGGAAAATAGAGGATCAGGACACATAGATGTATAAACACTATGCTCGATCTTTAACAACTCCAGGTCGACGTGTTGGTCAAACCTTGCTGCATCAAGAGATAGCACCACCGGTGCGGAGAAAGCCCTCAACTTGTCGACAAGTAAGGTTGCCCTTTGCGCCTGTGATAGACCTTTACCAATAACCCTAGTTTTAGGCAGAATCTTTCCATCACCATGCAACAAATACAACTCATGCTCAATCGGCTTGAGATACTTCCCCAACGCAACGCAGTACTTGGGCTTCCGGAACTGAATTGCCCTCGGGTCAGGATTGACCTTGGACGGATTCAATTTCTCGAACTTCACGAACATTGAGACTGACGCATCGTGCTGAGTCAAACCCTCCTCGAGCAGTTGATCTGTGGCACGAATGTACCTGGCTTTCTTACCACCAGTGTATCCTTCCG